ACTTAGCATAATGACGTTTTGCCTCTTATTAATCATATCTTCTAGTATAGGTAGATGCTCTAGATGTTCATTTTCAAACACATACCCTGAATACTGGATATTATTTTGTTCACAGTAGTTTACAATATAATTACGTTGTATATGAAGAGGAATATGCTTATCAAAATGACTATTATTAGATAAATAAATGGATGCATTATTCGTTTTTACCTTTTCTTGTTCGTATTCTTTTGGTAATCTAAAAAATCCTCCTGGATACCTACCATTAAACTCTTCGCCTTCTACTAGAACATGCCAGTCTATAGCCATTCGAGTGATGTTTGTTTTATTATTTACATTACCATGTATATGCTCTTGATGAAATAAATGAGCTTGGCCTGGGGATAGTGTTACAGGAAATGCTTTATCTAAGCTCATCTTTTCAAAGATGTCCTGTGATGTTTTGTTTTGCACTACTTCTTTTGTTATATTCTTTGAGTCTTCGTATCCTACAATCCACATGGAATTAGACTCATAGCAATTAGTTAAAGGCATCCAGATAGTACCTTGTCCTCTTCCATTGTTATAGAAAATTCCTTGATGAAAATGCAATCTACGACCAAGTTTTTCTTGGTTTGGAACAACTAAGTTGAGAGTAGGGAACCTTTTTACCAAGTACTTATTATCACCTATCAGAGGTTTGATATATTCTTCCGCAAAATCATCTATCATTTTACCGAAAGATCTTTCAGCAAATGATTTTTGGACTTTATCTGTGATATTTACTAGATTTTCAGAAGGGACATATTTATGTAAATACTGTAACTCAGTAAGATTTGGGTAATCCTGTTGAATTACATTAAGAACCCATTCACTAAAATTATATTTCTCTATGTTATAATTTAGTGTTTTATTATCCCAATTATCTTTATATGAGTTATGCATATCCTAATTCATATTTTGCAATGATATATGACTTTAAAAAATCACTTCTAACTATGTCGTCTACTCCAAACTCAACTGTACTAAATTCCTCTAATGAACTAAGAATGTTCATAAAATTAAGTATCCCACGTTTATCATTTTCTCTGGTTAAATCTGTCTGAGTATAGTCACCACAAAAAATTATCTTTGAGTTTTTACCTATTCTTGTAATAATACTATCCAATTCATGGAAGTTTAAATTTTGACACTCATCTACTATAACAACTGCATTGTTAATAGTGATTCCTCTTATAAATGAGGTACTCATAAATTTTACATTACCTTGTTGTTTAAGAGCATCATATGATTCTTTATAATTAAATAATTCACTACATATTGATCGATAAGGTGCTTCGTACAAAGATACTTTATCTTGCTCATCACCAGGTAAAAATCCGATGTCTCTAGTAGAAACAACTGAACGAACAATAAATACGTCATCATATACAGTAGAAGGATCTAACACCTCTTCTAAGGCTAAGTAAAGAGAAAGAAACGTTTTACCTGTACCTGCTATTCCATGAAGAAGTAGATGTTTATCTTTTTTATAAGACTCATAAGTAATTGTTTGATTATCAGTTATAGGTGAGAAAGTTAAGAGATCGTCAATTCTGACTTTTTTAAGAGGCTTTTGATGCCCATTTCCGTTAGCCAATAGCTAATTCTCCTTGTTATTGTGAATCGAGAATATTCGATTTCATTAATTCAGTATATCCTCCAATTAATTGTCCATCAATAAAAATTTGTGGAACTGACCTTGCATTGGGGGCAACACTTAATAAATCTTCTTTGGTTAAACCATTAAATCCAATTAATTTTTCATCATAGGCAATCCCACGTTTATCACACTCGTGTTTAGCCCTCACACAAAATGGGCAGTCTGGTTTACTCCAAATTACTATTTTCATTATAGGTCGCCTTCTTGACGATTTTCTGAGTAATGAACATCAAATTCTCCATGAGGGTATCTAGACTCAAGTTTTTTAACATTTTCTGCTACAACATCATTAGGGTCTAGATCTAGTGCTCTACAAGCATTTACCCAGTACCATATAATATCTCCCAGCTCACGCTTCATATGAAAAATTGTATCATCATCTAAAGGCTTACCTTGAAAAACACACTTTTTTACAATCTCGTTAAACTCACCACCTTCTGACGCTAGACCAATACCTCCTGTCATTAGTAGTGATATATTAACTGTTCTATCAAGTTCATGTAGTTTGTCAGTTAGTTTTCTTACATTATTACTTTCTTGGCTAGTTACTGCACTAACAAATTCTTTATATTTATTCAGATCAATCATAAAGAGAATCCTTTAAATGTATCTTTTGATACGTCTTGTTTAGTTCCTCCAATTACATAACTGGAGATTTCAGTTTCTTGAGGAGCAACTTGTACTTCAGCCCCTGAAATCCATTTTTGAGTCCAAGGTAAGGGATTAGCACGTGGCACTGAATATGGGCATTTTACGCCGATAGCAGTCATGCGTTTGTGAGCAATCCACTCGATGTAATCAGATAAAAGTTGAGTATTAAGTCCAATCATTGACCCATCTTTAAATAAGTAGTTTGCCCACTCTTTTTCTTGATTAACGGCTTCGACAAACATATCAATTACTTCTTGCTCGCACTCTTTTGCAATTTTAGCAAAATCAGGATCATCTTGTGGTAAAAGTTTTAGAATCTGCTGAGTAGAGCCGAGGTGTACATTTTCATCACGAGCAATTAACTTGATAATTTTAGCATTACCTTCCATCTTCTTAAGTTCAGCAAACGCCCATGAGCAAGCAAAGGATACATAAAAACGTACTCCCTCAAGAATATTAACACTAGCCATACATAAGTATAGCTTCTTTTTTAGTTCATACAGTGAAATAGACTTATTACTATTTTTTTGATAAACTCCCAACTTCATGCCATCAATAGGGTCATCGTCTTCTGTCGATATTACTCTATGTTCACCTTCGCCAAATAGTTGATACCATTTTGTCATCTCAATAAGATCGTCGTAATGCTCTGAAATAGAATCAGCACAGTCAACAATTTCTTGAATATCCATCATTTCGTCAAATACCTTAGAAGGATTAGGATAGATATTACGTATGATATGTGTATAAGAACGAGAATGAATAGTTTCACTAAATGTCCAAGTAATAATCCAATTTTCAAGTTCTGGTAAGCTGACAATGGAGCCAAAACTTTCTGCAGGAGCACGACCCTGTACGCTATCTAGTACGATCTGTCTTTTTAGGTTAGATGTGAAAATATGCTGTTCATGCTCTGTAAGATTTTTAAAATCTGCTGCGTCCCTTAAAATATCTATTTCTTCTGGTCTCCAAAAGAATCCGAGTTGTTTATCTGTTAGTTTATCAAATGCTCTATACTTTAAGGTATCAAATCTTTGCATCCCTAAAGAGTTATCAAAAAACATTTTTGATGTTGTATGGTCATATGATGTTGTATTTAGTACTGTCATTTTCTTTTCCTTATAAAACGCAACTATCACAGTCTGCGTCGTCAATTTCTTCTTGAGGTATGTCATCAAGTTTGCTGATGTCTATTTCGCCTTGGCCGTCAAAAGTATTAAAATAGTAGAGTTGTTTACCTCCATATTTATAGAACATTAATAAGTCTTGTATCATGGTACTCATTGGAATCTTTTCATCTTCAAAAAAAGTTGGGTTATAAGACGTATTAACACTAATTCCTTGATCAATATATTTTTGTAAAACTGCACAAATCTTTAAATAACCTTCAGGAGATTTTTGATCCCATAGTAAGTTATATTTGGATCTTAATTTATGGATACCAGGAACAACTTGTTTTAGAACTCCGTCTTTGGATTGCTTAACAGATACAAAAGATCTTGGAGGCTCAATGCCATTAGTAGCATTAGCAATTTGGGCTGAAGTTTCAGAAGGCATTAACGCCATTAGTGTAGAATTCTTGATTCCCCACTCCATAATATCTAAACGTAGGCCATTCCAGTTTTGTCTTTCAACATGAGGAACTAGTTCATCAATTTCTTTTTTACGAGTATCCATTGGCATAATACCCTTGCTGTATTTAGTCTCGTTAAATCCAGAAGGAGCACCCCACTCTTTTGCTAAGTTAGCGGAAGCTTTGATCAAGTAAAAACTCCACGCTTCAGCATATTCATCCAATAATTCTAGGTTTGGTTCTTCATATGATGTATTATTTTTAGCCAACCAATAGGCGAGATTAATAATTCCAATACCAAGAGGACGACGTTTCATTGTAGCATTCTTAGCTGCTTTTACGGGGTAGTCTTGATAATCTAGCAACGCATCTAAACCACGAACTGCTAATTCACAAGGCTTTGCAAAATCTGAAGGTTTATTAATTTTACCCCAATTAATAGCACTTAGCGTACATAAAGCAATTTCACCGTCATCACTATCAAAACTACTTAGAGGCTTTGTTGGTAAATTAATCTCACAACAT